GGCTTTATCCATACCGGACAGCGGCCACGTGAGAATAAGACCGCACCTCGGATGAGGCTTAGGTCGCCGCCAATTGCGAGTCGGGCTTCGCGCATCGACTTGCCTGTGGTGTAGACATCGTCCACGAGCAGGATCGTCCGTGCTTGATCAGTGGCATATTTTGCAAGGGCTGTGCCGATTCGCGTACCACCCCGCGGGACTGGAACAACGCTATTGAACTGCATCTTACCTTGGATCAGAAATGCGAACGTCTCAATCTCTTCATCCGTGAGCGCATCGCACTCAATCTTGTAGAAGGACTTCTCGCCACTGTGCATGGTCCATGTTTTACGCTCTAGAAAATTCAACGAAGCGATCCTACCATAAAATCCGGGCGAGCATTCAGTGGTTCAAATCGACGAGCGAAAAATTCTCTTTTGTTCCCGTCGTCACACTCAACTTGGATGGTTTGATACCGGTCCATGGAGCTGTGCGGGGTTCGGTGTACCTTAAGCACACGATACACCTTCCCGCACGTCAGCCTTCCTGGATGAGTTTCCGCTGCCCGCATCTGATCCCCCACATTAACATTCATCGAAGCGATCCTACTGCAAAGGGAGGAAGGTTATTCTCTTTAAGTTGAAAACGATACGCGTAGTATTCACGACTGTTCCCGCTATCGTCGCGAACCAATCGGATGGTCTGCATTGTATCGGTATCGGGGTCCGGCCCGCGCACAGCCGCCACTTCGTACCCAAGTCCAGCCGTTATCATTCCTTCGTGGCTTTCTTTAGCTATAACCCAATCGCCAGGATGCACACTCACTGTCTATCTCGCAGGTTAAGGGACCTATATTTTTTCTACCTTAATATCAACAATAAAAAACCTAGGCTGGCCAATGTACTCTTTCCATGCTTCAATTTCAAAACAATCTTCCGACCCTAATATAAATTCTACATTATTTTCATGCTTTGACGATGAATTTTTAGATAGATAAACCAAAAAATCATCTAATGTTTCATGTTCAGATGTGCATGTTAAACTTTCTTTACCCATACCATATAATTCATTAGGTCTCATATTATAAATTGAGGTATAGGAACATTTATACATTTACAACCTATCAGACTCTCGTAATTCCAATGAACTTGTCAATCAAGTCCTTCAGCGGCTTCTCACGATTTGGCCATTTTATATATTGCTGGTCAGAAGTTTTCAAGAGACTTGCCAACAAAGGCATGATCAGATCTTCAGCCGCTTTAAGCCTAGCTCTTAGCGACTCTACAGATTCGTCCGCCGCTTTCAGCTGTTCGGTCTTCTCTTTGAGCGTCTCTTCATGTGGCAGCTCGTCTATTGAACTGAAGCCAAAATCATGGCCTTTATCCAGATAGCTTTTGATGACGCTATCAATATCCTTACTCATAACTTAATGTACTCGGAACTTTGATGCCACTGGCTATGTAGTATGCGTGGAAGAGCGGACGGGAGAAGTCGCGTTCTGCTTCCACGTCAATGTATTTGTATTTGCTTAGGATGCCCTGGACATAACCCAACCAGCGATTAAGTTTATCTTCCGGCCATTCTGTAATGTGCTGAATGCACGATGTACACATCCATTTTATATGCTGCAAGTCGGCCAGCTTCTTGCCCGCACATTTCTTGCATCGCACATCCAATATTGCAATGTACCTGTTGAACATGATGGTCAACACATTCGGCAATGTGAATTCGCTTGTGATCTGCCCGTCTTCGTGGACATAAACAGGTTGCTCATTAAACACAGCCATACCGGGCTTGCCTGAAGCAATTACGTTTAAGACGCTTGTCATTTAGTTGAAGAAGTCCTCCAGATTAAATGCCTTCTCTACTTGCCATCCAATGATATCCAGGATCCTTGTGATCGGATCGAGGAACACCTTGTTGAATTGTGCATGGTAGTCTATATGATCTTGCACACCAAACTCGATAGGGAGTGTGTTCACGAACGCGACCACATTCTCTCCCACCGGATTGGGGAGCTTGAGAAAGACATATTTGATTTTCTCACCGTCCTTGATCAACTCATACTTATTGGTGATGCCCAAATCTTTAAGTGTATGGTTGTACATCAGGGACGCTCTGACGTGCATCGGGGTGCCCTTACCGTAAATTGTATGCCGATCGGAATACTCGGTTAGCCCCCTCACGCCTACAGGCATTGCAATGTCCTCGAGCGGCATCTTAAAGAACTTCTCCTTAAATGCCGCAATGTAGGTCTGCGTAGCCTCTTCACCTTCGTTGAGCATAATCCAGATAACCTTTTCCAATGCTCCGCGGCAGACCGCTGGCGTACTGGATCTTATAGCCTCAATGCCTGTGACAGAGACTTTAGGTTCTTTAAGGTATTGGGCTTCATCCGCTCTAATGTTGTGGACGTACCGCTTCTTCGCTGCGTAGATCGCCTTATCGGAAATCTTTTCACGCTTAGCATAAATCTTCTGCTCATACGAATTCATGTACTCATGCAATTCGATGAACGCTCTATCGAGGCACGGTTGTAGCCGTTTTTCGGCGAATAAGTCAATGAATTTCAGTATCAGCGTTTTGTCATCGGTCTTGGGGCAGAACTTCTGAACAACCGCGTCAAGGCAGATGTGCAAGCCGTCAGTATCAATATAGACCACATAATCTACGTCTTTTGTGCCCAGAAGCTTATTGAGATATTCATTGAGCTTACGTTCCGCCCACCGAATAGCATGTTGCCCAGATAGCGTGATGGCCGTGGCATGTTCCATCTCAAAGAATCTGAATGAGACGTTACCTGTCGCACCGAAGAACGAGTTCAGACATTCCTTCTTGACTTGCTGTAGGATCTTGAATTGAGCCATCTTGTGGCGGATAGCTTCCTTCTGGTCCTCTACAGCAGTGGTCAGTTCTCGCTCGCAATCAAGCATCGCGTTCTTATAGGACGCACGTTCCGCAAACAGTTGTTCAAGCAATTCAACCGTGAAGCTTTTCTTGTCCTTGCGGTATAAGGTCCCGTTGCTTGCCATCGACAAGTTCTTAGCGAGCAGGTTGGCACCAAATCCATGGTCCTCGCCACGGATCAATGCTTCATGATCCAGGGTTACCTTACCGATGTATGTATCAGGGCCAATATTGTAGGTCATGAACAGATGCGGGTACATGCTGGTCACGTCAAGTGTAATAACCCAGTTATGCAGGCCGGGGATTGGGTCCTTTACATAACCGCCCGGGAAGTCCTCACCCTTGGAATGCTTTGACTTGGACGGGACAATTATGTTCTTCTGCAGAAGATAATTGTACATGATCCCATCCCACAGCCGCGTCTGCTTAAAGATGTCGATCAGGTTAACGTGAGACGTGAAGGCCAGATTCATTGCCAGTTTCATCAAGTGAATCTTGGCGTCTAGCTTTGGTAGGATTTCAACGTCGCGGATGTTGTACTCAATGTACTTTTGGAAGTCGCTGAGGTACAGCTCATCGAGGGTGTTGTATTCGCTGTAGTCCAGCTTCGGCATGTTAAGTTCCACATGCCCGATATAGCCTAGCTTGTAGTTCTCCCGCGGGACACCCCGGAATCGCTTGTACATGATATAGTAATCAAGACAATTGATGCCATAGATGTTGTATGTCTCATTGTCTGAGCCTCGAGACGTGGGTACAGTCTTCTCGCGGATAATACCCCATGGGCTTAAGCGGCTCGCGGTCTTCATATCAAACACACGCTTCAGTCGATTGACAAGGTAGGGAATGTCGAATCCCTCAATGTTCCAGCCGCTTAGGATGTCAGGCTTAATGATCTCCCAGAATGATAAGAACGTGAGCAACAGATGCCGTTCGTCTCTACACTTAGCGTATTTGATATCCTTGCGATCGGTAACAAATTCCTTGGCGCCGAAGACAAAATAGATCCCGTTCAGATAAACGGTGATCGCTGTAATCTCTTTCTCTGCGAGATCTGGTCGTGGGAAGCCACTGTCGGATCGACACTCAAGGTCAAGCCAGGCGATCTTTACCTTGCTTTCGTCGTATGGGATATTACCTGGGTAGGTGTCGGCAATATAGGAATAGATCCAATTCTCCATCCCATAGAATGAGAAATTTGCTACCCCCTTATATTTTTCGGTGAAGTCACGGGCGTCCGATAGCGAGCTCATGATATATGGCTCTAAGGGCTGCCCGTGAATTGTATGGTATGTTGATGTGGGTGTTTTAGACGGAACGTAAAGCGTTGGTTTATAGGGTACACGTTCGAAGAATTGCTTATTGTCTCTGTAGCCTCGAACTAATATATTGTCACCGACCCTTTCAACGCTGGTATAGAACTCAGCGGAAGTCAGTTAGTAGTCCTTTCAAATTTTTAGGGATATCTTATATAGCGGCGTGCTATCTCACGCCAGCTCGCGTCCGACTGATTTCACGCGTAATAATATTACGCACAGTCTCTATCCCATGTAGCGGGGGATAGTGCTCATGAATCATAGTCAGGATCGTGGTGCGCCGCGCCAGGTCGGGAACCCAGTGGCGCGCCTTTACAACTTTATATTGCCGAATGGGAAACCCATCTGGGGTCGTACCAGTGTCTTCAACAGTAAACACAAAGTCACAAACCGCGGCGGTAAGAAGACGGACTCCAGTATGCGGCGCCGGGAGACTAACAAATACATGCTGTGGCAGCATACCAAAAGTTGTTTTGACGGCTCGCTGTCTGTCGAGTACAAAAATAGCGTACTTCACATCACCGCTGGTAGCTAAGGATCCGACGCGGAAGTCGTCGTTCATAATCCGAGCTCGGCCAAGCTAAATGAACGACGATTCAACTTCGCATCCATCTGAACACGACTACAGGTGCCGGGACCGTCGTCGAGGTCCTTGATAAGCTCAAAGGAAATCCCGTCACGTTCGTTGACACGGAATACCAATGAACACTGGTTAAGTATTGGCCCTATTTCTCGGATGCCGCGAAGCAGATGCGGGAGGCGCGTCGCAATAATGCAATGATATACGTATTGCGACCCGGGGTGCACCCAGATAGCATGGTAGTAGACGCGTCGGAGAGAGCCGGTGCGGAAGTCATCGTTCATAATCCGAGCTCGGCCAAGCCGAAGCCGTAGATGTTTAATTTTTCCTGCATCAGCGCTCGGCCAACTGTGCAAGAACCCGCGTAAATATCTTTTACTACTTCATATCCGGGGCCGTTTGAACGGAATACCATTGAGCATGTGTGAAACACACCGCTCAAATCTACGAGGCCATCGTGTATCAGGTTGGGATAATCATTTGCTATAATACAATGATACACATGACGTAAACGTGGACGGCTAAAGGTGGTATGATAGTAATTGCGACGGAGAGAGCCACAGCGGAAATCGTTCATGCTTTTTCACCCTTGAAATCTCGGAAGCGGTGGAAGACCGCATGGCGAGTTTTTCCATCATTGGTCAATTCCATAAAGGACACTTCCATCAAACGTCCGATCAGCGTGTCCTTTATCTTCCAGAGCTCATCCCGTAGATCATTCTCAAAGCTTGTGACGCGGCAGTCCTGTCCCTTGTAGACAAACTCCAGCGACCCGAGATGGTGCTCATGACCCTTGCCGGGTGTTCCGGCCCTGTATCCCGTGATTTCCACGTCCGCGGTCTCTCGGGGCTTCACCTTCATCCATGCGTAATGTCTCTGGAAGTAATATGGAGCATCTGGCTGCTTGAGGATCAGACCTTCATAAATTGACTTGCCAGCAGCGTTCTTTACCGCTCGCACTTCAGCGTAGAACTCTTCAACCTCACGCATGTTGTTGACGTAGCGACCGAACGGATACATAAGCATTGTGGCTGAAGCAGGAAGCTCGAGACGGCGCTTAAGCCTCTCCTCGAACGGTACCGGACAGTAACCGGCTTCAAACTCCTCAATGGTCAGCACATCAAAGATAACAAACTTAGCTTCCGCTGTCTTGTCATTTTTCTTACCACGCTTAATAGCTGACATACTAGCTTGAAAATCGCCAACTACCAATGCTTCACCATCAACCATGGTGCCAACTGGGAAGATTTTCAATAGCTCTGCCAGGATGAAGTCAAGCGTGGTTATCGGCTTGCCCCTGCGGGAGAGAACTGTGCACTCATCGACCGTGGGTCCCGATAGCAGGAACACAGCCCGCATACCATCATACTTGGGTTCTGCCCACCGCGGGAATGTCAAATGCTTCTCGTCCTGCGGCTCGGCCAGCATGACGTCAAATTCTGGAATCAAGCCCTTTGGCTTTTTGTTCTTGTCCGGCACCTTATAGACGCTGTTGACAATGCCAGCCGCCGTGCCGCATCGCAAATCCTTGTCGAGGATCTTTTTGAATACATCTCCATCAGCTGTATCCAATTTCTCAAGCACACCTTTCACGGCATCACGAGCAGCATGGCCGGAGAGGGTGCGAGCGCTCAATTGATCGAGTAGTGCCCTCACGTGCTCCCAGTCCACACTGGACTTGGCGGCTGGCTTATGCTCGGGGATCTTGCGGATATAGAACATTTTGAACGGGTCGAGTGCGTAGGAGAACACCTCACGCACAAGCGGTGAATCGTCCCGCTGAAGGATTGTAGCCTTTTCCTTCTTGGAGGTGGTCCCTGACAGATCCAGAATGGTTTCGTAGATCATAGGGACTTCAGCATCGACGGGTAATCAGGCTTGTAGAGATTGGGAACCACCACATAACCCTTGCGCTCGTAAAATTTTATGAGCTTTTCGTTGAGAACGTTTTCGGCATATACCTGTTTGAAGCCTGCTTCAGCTGCTAGCTTTTCGATGTTCGCGAGAAGCTTGGTGTACACGCCCTGTCCGCGCTGGGCTCCATCAACACTGATATTGGCGACGTCCAATGTCGGCAGCTCGTTACGCTTGGTGGCCCGCAGATAGATCTGGCCTCCAGGCTCAAAGGTAAACCATGAACGAGACGGGAATTCCGTGGCTCGTGCTATGGTCCCTTGAATAAAGTCCTCGATCGAGTCAAACATCAGTTTGGTCTCCCTTCACTACATTGCATTTGAATGTCGAGTGGAATGACGTAATCCGGTGGGTGCTTCACTTTCGGTACAAATGAAGTGCAGAAGGAAATCATCCCCCGCGCCTCTTTTAGACTGAACCGAACGTCGCCGTCTGTTGCCACAATGATCCCGCGGCCGTTAATGGGTATCGAACCACCAAAAGCGAACGTGTGCCGATCCACGTCGCCATTCGGCGACGGCGGCCGAAAGATGATGCGGTGGTTCCGGCCAAACCATTCCGTAAGGTAGGGACCTTTGCGCCCGCCCAATAGCTTCTGCACTACCTGGATCGTCTTGGTGGAACTGATTTTGGTTTCGCTGAGGGTTTCTGTTTCAGGATCAATTAGGATGATCCGTACAGACTTGAGCTTCGGTTTCAGCTCGACTTCGACGTTCGTCATACGACACTCCTTCTCACTGGTCATAGATCTCCGGATTGGCAGCGGGACAGTCCCAGCCAAACATGGCGCCGGCAACCATCGCGAGCTTCTGCTGCTCGGTGATACCATTCTGTGAATTAAAACTATCGGGATCAAAATCCGGGCTGCGGGCTTCGACATAACCCGGCTGATCGCGATAAATGAAAATTGGCTTTCGGGTTCTGCTATGTCGAGCTGCGCAGATTGTCGGTAAACTCATTTTCGCCCCCATCGGCAAGCAAGGAAAGGAAGCAGCAAAATTCCCGGTATCCCACCTGGTAGATAACTGCAACCCTCCTATTGCTAGCACATATCGCCTCCATCGGCACTGAACTTCAGTAGAAGTGTAGTCACTCCCCCAATTTATAGATTGAGCGAACTAATGTCAAGGTAAAACATGCTGAACAGAAGTGCGAGCTAATCCGTTGAAATTGCTCGCGAATTTAAATCTGTGAAATGAGGCATTCTTCCGTTGACATCACTTCTGATGTCACATATATTACACTTGTGAAGTTAATTTTAGCTGAATTGGAGATGGACCAATGGCGAAGGTTATCGGCAAAGCGGATTGCATAGAGTTCCGCAAGAAAATGACCGCTCTTGCAAAGGAGATGGGTTACGAAGTTGATGTCGGCAAGATCCGATATACCGACTCAACGATGCGCTGCCGCGTCGAACTGCGAACGGAAGATGCAGCGGCGGAAATAATTGTTCCCCTCTCGTTCGGTGACGTATCTGAGTCGATCGGACGCACATTTGCGCACCGCACGCGTACCTATACCGTGATTCGGATTGAACCGAACCGGCCGAAGTTTCCGGTGCTGGCGCGCCGCGACCCCGATGGCAAAATGTTCAAGTTCCCGCAAACCGTGCTTGGCAAGCTGAAGCCCGCCGCGGTCCCCACCAACGTCGTTAAGCTGCCGCGTCGGTAAGCCATGATCGTCTTAAATGCGGAGAGGCCCTCCTGGTTCGCGCCGAATGAAATGAGCATTTTGCGCAAAACCTTCACCATTCTCACCAACCTCCTTGACATCGACAAACTGCACGCTAGCGTGTCGTTGCGATTTCTCGCCCACCACAACAATATGGGTGTTCCCGAAGGGCACGTCGCCGGCGGATTTGTTGCCGTCGGCTCAAAAGACCCTGTAATCATGGGACTGTTCAAGCACGGGCTGGGACGCACGATGCTTTCGCTATGCCATGAAACAGTTCACGCCAAGCAAAACCTGACCGGCGAAGCTTATATCGACGGCGGGGAATATGTCTTCCAAGGTAAACGCTACAGCACAGTCGCTTACCAAAAGATGTGGGAGAGCGTGCCACAGCAAGACCTTCCATGGGAGATCGAACCACTTCGGCTTCAGGAAGAGCTGTTCAAATCCGTGGCACTGGCACTACCCTACGCCGACCAATGCACAGTCCTTGATAAGTTACAACAGAATCAGTAGTCGAGCTGCAACTTACAAAGAAGGCGGGACCGGCTTTTCTTAAAGACGACCTGCCTTTTTCCATGTTTGACCAGTTTGTCTGGCACCCGGTAAATTGCCATTGAGAAGCCTTTCTTGGTGAGATTCCCACGGATGCGCTTGATGAACCACTTGCGTAACTGCGACACGTCCTTGAAGGCGAAGTGGTCGTCTTCATCGGTGCGCCTTATTCCGTCGTTCAAGGGGCCGGGGCAGCGTGGGCTGAACAACCGGGAGTAATCAATCGTGTCGACGGCGCCGGATGTGTACGGGCCTACGCCCGAGTTGTTTTCAACGCGGAACACTAACATTAAATCACATAATAAAAAGGGGTAGAGGTATGACAGGATTGTCACCCTCTACGAGTTGAAAGTTAGTTATTGGGCGCCGGTGACCTGGACGGTCGGTGCGGACGCGGATCTTGCCAGACCAATGTGCTTCACGTTGGCGGGCTTAAGATGTTCGGAGACGACCTCAAGTGCGGTCTCCATGGTGAACGGCTTGCAAGAAAAAATATCCAGATAAGCGTCACCATTCTCGTCAACGAAGTGGCCAGTAATAGCTGACGTCTCGATCAGCTGAACCAGAGAGTAGCCACCCTTCGCCGGGTCGTGGGTTGCAAAGTGCTCAATAATAGGTTCGCCATAGGCCTTCATGTCGATCTTAACAACAAGATCTTTCACGAAGGTCGCAAGCTTCTCCTTACTCGTGATAGCAGCCTTGTCACAGGCGGCCATATCAAGAATCAGATGATACCCCCACGGCTGCGCCGGTGCCTGTCGATCCAAAGCCTGCGATACCTCGATTTGTGTCAACGTGAACTTCCCCTTCTACAAACGTAACCGGCAATACCGGTGCAATGATAATTTGTGCGATGCGATCCCCTGGACTCAATTTATAAATTGTTGAGCTGACGTTCGCAAGGATTATTTTGATCTCACCTCTGTAATCTGAATCTACAGTTCCTGGCGAATTTAGAACAAATACGCCGTTCTTCGCAGCTAAGCCAGAACGAGATCGAACCTGGCCTTCAGTAAATGGCGGTAGCGATAGCTTGATGCCGGTTGGTATCAGTGCATGGGTCCCGGGCGCAATATACATCTCACTTTCGATGTCAGCGCACAGGTCAGCACCAGCAGCGCCGACGCTACCAAATGTAGGCTTGTACTTTGCAATGTGCTGGCCAACGAATTCAGCCACAATAGAAAGCCGTGCTCCAACCATTATTCAGCCTCCGTTGGCGTCTCGGGCTTACGACGACCGACATGGTACTTCTGTACGAGTTCCCAGGTGTCCTTGTCCTTTGACGACAGCACCTTGATCTTCGATAGCGGGCATTCTGGAGCCTTTGACTTTTCTGGATCGACAAGCTTAATCAACTGCCAGTCGGCTAGCATATTGACGATCTTGTTGCGC